TTTGCCGCCTATGCGGTTATTGCAAATGATTCGGTACAAACTCTCGGTACTTGGATCGCATCAAACAATGAAAGATTCAACTGGAAAATAATGTGGACCGCCGCTAGTGCGATTTTATTATGGGCGATTTGGTATGGATGGTACGCTTATAGTGGCGACATATCATATGGCAGGTTGAATAAAATACCCTTCCAAGAAGTACAATGGTACCATGCACTTGCACCAGCGGTGTTGTTATTATTGACACGGGTTGGAGTACCTGTTAGCACTTCTTTTCTCGTACTTTCTGCTTTTGCAAGTACGTTTGTATTGGAAAAGATGTTAATGAAATCCATGATGGGTTATGTAGTTGCTGCCAGTGCCGCTTATGCGATATGGTGGGCAGTTACAAAGTTCTTAGACGAAGCAAAGCCAGTTAAAGAAGAACACAAAGCCTACTGGAGTGTAGCACAATGGGTTGCAACAGGTTTCCTATGGTGGACATGGCTAAGTCATGACATGGCTAACATTGCCGTGTTCCTGCCAAGACAACTTGATGTTGAACTGATGCTGTTGATCAGCGTTATCTTTGTAGGTGGACTAGGATTTATGTTCCGTGAAGGCGGCGGTAAAATACAAAAGATTGTATTGGAAAAACATAATACTCGTTATGTTCGTTCAGCAACAATTATTGACTTATTTTACTGGTTAACTCTTTGGTTCTTCAAAGAACTAAATGATATTCCAATGTCAACCACTTGGGTGTTTGTAGGTCTTCTAGCAGGGCGTGAATTTGCTATTGCTTCATTTACGGACAAAAAGAAAACACGCAACGTATTCCCACTAGTGGGTAGAGACTTTGGTAAAATGATGATCGGATTGAGTGCTTCATTAGCAATCGTTCTATTGATTCACTATGTAATAGTTCCAAACGGACTATAACAACTTAGGCAATCGACGTACTAAGGCACCTTCGGGTGCTTTTTTTCGTTGACAATTAATCTCGCCGATGCTATATTATAAACATGATGATGAAACAAGGAGCGCAAAATGGCACGTGAATTTACCAACAAACTGCTTGAGATGGTTGAAGACGGTGTGCTGGACCGTGACACGGTGATCATGGCCTGCGTCAAGTATATGAGCGAGGACGAGGTGCGTGACATGATGTTCGCTAACGATTTTGTCGAGGACACTGACGATTGGGACGAAGAGCCCGACGTTGACGAAGTGTAAAAATGGTATGTTTCGGGTGGCGCGTTCTGTCACAAAGAAGATTGATGGTGCACCTGATTTTCTCTACACTATGATTTTCAATCGCAATGTTTTTGATAAGAATTTCACCCGAGTTTCTTAAGGAGTTCTTGACAAGAATGGAGGTTTAAAAATGAAAAGCTTTGAAGATGAAATGATGAATGATATCACAATTTTCTGGAATATGCGAGGATATGTCGTAGTTGATTCTGATAGTGAATTCGTAGGGTTGCCAGAAATTCTGTCACCTAAGGAAGCTATCGATAGCTATTGGAAGGAAATGCTACCATGTTGAAGGTGGCAGCTGTCTGGCTAGCTATTCTCGTTTTTCAGTACGGCGAGAAACAGGAGTTCGTTGTCGAATTCCCTAGCTACCAACAATGTCGTGAAGAAAAGGATAAAATTGTAGATAAATTGTATACCAATGAGAATGTATCGTTGGTAGAGGCAATTTGTTTAAGGAAGGGTTGACAAAAAAGGAAATTGGTGCTATTATATATAAAGATGATGAATGAGGGCTGTGATGGATAAGCATTCGAAGATTTTGAATAACTTGTTTCTGATGGCTCGTGACAATGATCCTGTGGGCAGCAGCCGGTTGGCTGCTGCTATCGTTTTGAAGAATCGTGTTATCGCCTATGGGTTTAATCAGGCTAAGACACATCCTTTTCAGGCTCAGCATTCGAAGAATGATGAAGCTATCTATTGGCACGCCGAGACGAATGCTATTCATAATGCTTTGCGGCAGATTTCAGAAGAAGATTTGAAGAAGGCTACGGTGTATGTGGCTCGGGCCAAGCATCCCGAGAATAAGGATGGTTGGATTTGGGGTAATAGCAAGCCCTGTTGTGGTTGTTCCGATTGTATAAATAAGCATAAGATCAAGCGTGTTATTTACACGATGGATGATATCGGGCACTACGGAGTTATTGTATAGGGGATATTTAATGGCAGCACAGCAAGGATTTATATATGAAGAAAATGCGACTAAATTTTTAAAAAAATTCAATCTTTCGGATGGTCAAACTGCAGGAGCTTCACATACTAGACCCGATTTGATGTTGACTGTTAGAGGACAAGAAGCTGGGTGTGAATTGAAAATTTCACCTACTGCTGGTGGTAGTTTAGTTATTAAAGCATATGAGAGCAAAATTCCAAAATGGCAATTCGGAGAAATAGATCATGATGCGACTGAAAAACAATTTTTAGCAGATTTGGCTAAATCTTCAGGAGTATTAAATAAAATTTCTAAAGAATGGAATAATCCCGTATATAATATTTCAGATAGAAGCCCCGAATTGGAAAAATTAATGTTGAAAACTCCTTTAAGAGAAAGATATAAAGCTGATTTGGCAGCATGTCCTGATATTAGAATTGAATTACCTTCTGATTCTATGTCAAAATATTATAATTTAAAAGATACATATTATATTAATATAGGAACTCACGGATTTTATTTATTAGGAACTAAAGATCCTTTAAATCTTAATAAAAGAATGAAAGAAACTAAGAGGGATTTGATTCCTACATTCGAAAGCGTATGTAGAATTACGGCCAGAGTACGATGTCAATCAAAAGGAGTAACAAAAGCCGAAGCTGCGGAAAAATCAAAAGGTGTAATTGGTGCTCAAGGATATCAATTTACTTTTACTATTGAATTTGCTCTTCGTGCGGGATCTACTCCTTATAATATTGCTCCTATTAATGGTAAATCTGTAAGCATAATAGAAAATAAAGTAAAACTAGATTGTTTATTATAAAACAAGAGGAATAATTTTAATGTTAAAATTTCAATCATTTTTAGTTGAATCAAAAGAAGGTAAAAACGTACATCTAGAACATATTGAGGATATTGTATTCAATGAAGGTGTATATGGTACTCGAAAAGCGATTAATTTCTTAATTGATTTGCGTGATATGTTAGCTGGGCATTCTCGAAAGAGTATTGCATTGACAACTAAATGGGATGGTGCACCTGCTATTTTTGCTGGAATTGATCCTGCCGATGATAAGTTTTTTGTTGCTAAAAAAGGATTATTCAATGTTGATCCTCAGATGTTCAAATCTGTAGCTGAAATTCAAAATTCAAATATGTCACCTGCTCTTAAATCAAAATTCATAATCTCATATGAAGAATTCAGTAAATTAGGAATAAAAAAGGGTGTATATCAAGGTGATCTAATGTTCACTCAAGAAGATTTGAAGGTTGAAAATATTGATGAAAAATCATATATCACATTTCAACCAAATACAATCATATATGCCGTGCCAGTTGAATCTAATTTAGCTAAAAAGATTCGTAAAGCTAAAATTGGAATTGTATGGCATACAACGTATACAGGATCATCTATTCAAGATATGCAAGCATCATTTGGTAAATCAATAGTTGATAAAATGAAATCTATTTCATCTGTTTGGATGGATGATGCCACATATAAAGATGTTTCCGGAACAGCCACTTTCACTAAACAAGAAACCCAAATTTTTGATTCCTATCTATCACTTATCGGAAAAACCTTTAGACAAGTATCAGCCGTTGCTCTTAACTATTTCTCTAAAAATGAAGAATTTTTAATTAGACTTAAAGCTTTTAATAATTCAAAAGTTAGAGAAGGTAAAAATATCACAACTGTAAATGCTCGAAATCATGTAGATGAATTCATTTCATATTTAAATCATTATTATACAAAAGATGCAGAAAAGAAAAAATCAACTAGTGGCAAACAATCAAGTTATGCTAAAATTTTACCAATTCTTGATTATATGGTTATGCATAAAAATGACTTGATTAAAATCATGGAAATTGTTATATTAATAACAAGAGCAAAAACAATGATTGTTAATAAATTGAATAGTGTTAATTCTCTCAATACATTTTTGAGAACTCGCACTGGATTTAGGGTTACCGAACAGGAAGGATATGTCGCAATTGATCATATTGGTTCTGCAGTCAAATTGGTTGATAGACTTGAATTTAGTATGGCTAACTTTTCATCTGATATAATAAAAGGGTTTGATTTGCCTTCAAGATCAAAATAGTAAAATTTATAAATAGATATAGTAATGATATAAAGTAAGGAGAAAAAATGTACTATATCTATTGGGTAAAAAGAAAAGGATATGATGATTATTTGTCTGAAGGATATATAGGGTTTTCAAATAATGTAGAAGAACGATTTAAATCCCATGAAAAAAATAATAGTAGAGTAGGAAATGCTATTCGTAAATATGATGATATTGAATTAGAAACTTTATTTTCATTTGAAAAGGAAGAAGATGCTTTAAAAAAAGAAAAGGAACTTAG